GCTCCACATTCGAGCCAGTATTGGGGATCGAAACGACCATTCGTCGTGTAAGCGGGAACTTCAACGGCTTTGCAGCCTCGTTGAGCTTTGACGCGACGACCGATCTCCCCTTCGTGCAGCTTCCGCCGACATGGTTTGAATACGACTGGAACTGTTTTGGCGGTCTCTCATCGAACAAGTCGGGTGCAGGCGCCAATGGCGACATTCTTCTGACGACGACCAATCTCGGCGCCAACGAGCGCGGAACGTTTACGCTCGAAATGATCAAGGGCTGATTTCATGGCTAAAGCATACATCACCGAGCTTACTGCGCTCGCCACGCACATCACCACCACGCAGATTGCGCAGATGCCGCCTGTGGCGGAACAGACCGTTACGTTCACCACGACCACCCAATCCAGCGCGTTCAACGTGGCAACTCGGTTCATCCGGGTTCACACGGACTCGATCTGCTCTATTGCGGTTGGCTCAAATCCGACCGCGACGATCTCGACCATGCGGATGGCGGCAGATGCGACCGAGTATTTCGGCGTAACGGCGGGCGACAAGATCGCCTTCGTGACCAATACCTGATGACCTACGTCTCGGGCGACTTCTGGCGCATCTGCGACGTCTGCGGGTTCAAGCGCCGCGCGTCTCAGACTTCCAAGCGCTGGGATGGTCTGATGGTTTGCCGTGAGGACTTCGAAGAGCGGCATCCGCAGGATTTCGTCAGGGGTCGCGTTGATCGTCAGAACGTTCCGAACCCCCGCCCTGAACCGACCGACGTATTTATTGACCCCACAGTACGGGTTAACATTGGATGACGACTTCAGGAACAGTCACATTCTCGCGCAATCGGGATCAGCTCATCGGCGCTGCCCTGCGTAAGGTCAACGCGTTTGAGTCCGGCGAGACGCCTGACAGCGCAAGTGTGAGTGATGCCTCCGACGCCTTGAATGCCATGATCAAGGATTGGCAGGGCAACGGAATCCAGATTTATAAGACCGTCGAGGCCATTCTGTTTTCGCAGACGGGCCAGTCTCAATACTCTCTCGGCTTGACCTCGACTGATCACGCTACCGAAACCTGGACCCAGACGACCTTAGCCGTAGCTGCAGCCCTTGGCGCGGGGACCATTTCGGTCGCATCAGCAACTGGCATCGCGACGACTTATAAAATCGGCATCGAGCTGGATAGCGGCTCGTTCTTCTGGACGACCGTCAACGGGGCGCCGGCTGGCGTTGTCGTGACCTTGACGGCTGTTTTGACTGGGGCGGCGGCGCTTGGAAATAGGGTCATCACTTATCAGACGAACCTAGTTCGCCCGCTTAAGATCCTTTCGGCGCGAAGATATAATTTCGATAGCACGATTGAGACGCCCGCCAGAGAGATGGGCCGCATTGAATATCAGGAATACCCGAATAAGGCATCAACTGGCTCAGTTAACGGGTACTTTTACGATCGCCGCGAGAACACGCTCGGTTATATCTATCTTTGGCCGACTCCCGCGACGATAGACGAAGCCATCAAGATGACGGTGGCCAAGCCGATCGAGGACTTCACCGCGGCCGGCAATGATGCTGACCTGCCGCAGGAGTGGATCAGGGCTATCGTCTGGGGCTTGGCCGACGAGATCGCCGACGATTACGACGTTCCGGAACCCAAGCGAACCCGGCTTGAGCGCCGCGCGGCCCAGTATCTAGCTGACGCCGATTGGTGGGAGCGTGAACTGCTCGATATTCAGTTTGTGCCCGATCGATGAAGATCCAATTCGCGACGAACTCCTATAAGAGCCCGTCGCTTCCCATTTCGGCGCAGCGCTGCGTCAATATGTACGCAGAGCGGCAGCCGCCGGACGCCAAGACAGACATTGCGGTCTTTGGATGCCCGGGGATTGTGCCGTTTGCTACCTGCGGGGCTGGACCAGTCCGCGGTATGCGGAAAATGGGTAGCTTGCTCTATGTGGTTTCGGGGCGGCGGCTCTACTCGGTCACGTCACTGGGGGTGGCAACCGATATCGGCGGCTCCATCACTGGTACAAGCCCAGTCACAATGGATGATAACGGGTCTCAGCTCGCCATCACCAATGGGGTAAACGGGTATATCTATAGTTCAACTCTTGGCTTCGTGCTGATCACGGACACCGACTTCAACGCGGCGGAAACCAACCAATTTTTTGATGGCCGGTTCTATTTCGACTGGAAGAACACCAATAAATTCTTCGGGTCGGATTTGCTGGACGGCACCTCATATAATGCGCTGGTGTTTGCTTCTGCGGAAGCCAGGTCTGATAACGTCAAGGCCGTCGTCTTAGTCAAGCAGATCCTCATGGTGTTCGGCGAAAGCACAATTGAACCATGGCAGGATATCGGTGCCGCGAATATGCCCCTGGAGCGGGTTCCGGGCGTTGTGATTGAGCGCGGGCTTGCTGCTCCAAGGGCAACCGCGAAAGAGGACAATACGGTATTTTTCCTCGGGGAGGACAGGCGACATTATCGCCTTGACGGGCTCACACCAGTTGGCATCAGCACTCCTGCCTTGGACGCTGAATGGCAAAACTATAGCACGGTCTCCGATGCGTTCAGTTTCTCATTTCCCTGGGCTGGCCACAAGTTTGTCGTTCTTCAGTTCCCAACGGCGAATACCACCTTCGTATGGGATATCGCGTCGGGGCTCTATCACGAGAGAGAGTCGTGGGACATGAATGGCCGCTCGCTGGGGCGCTGGCGGGCCAATTGCTACGCTTCCTGCTATGACAAGGGCCTGATCGGCGATGCCTTCTCGGGTGCGATCGGCTATCTGAGCGCGACGACCTATACTGAGTTCGGGAATGTTACACGGGCGCTTCTGACTTCTCCTCCCGTCCATGAGGACCGCAAGCGGGTTTTCATTTCCCGGCTTGAACTGGACATTGAGGCCGGCGTCGGCATTACCACGGGGCAGGGTTCAGACCCGCAATGGATGCTTCGAAGCTCCAAGGACGGCGGCCGAACCTATACGACGCTGCAGAAATGGCGGTCGGCCGGCGCGATTGGCAATTACCGAACGCGGTTGCGCTGGCTGAGAATGGGGCAGGCGCGGGAGCGGGTGTTTGAAGCCACGACGACTGATCCGGTCAAGCGCACGCTTATCGCAGCGAACGGTGATGGGTACACGAGCTGATGAGCATCGCAACCGCAGCCATTGGGACGCCGATCTCTAAGCCCAACGGACTATTCCCCATTATTGACATCAAGACCGGATGTTTGACCGAGCATGGGTTGCAACTTATTTCGCAAATGCACGGGTTCATCGTCGGGATGAATCGGATAACGCCATGCAATGCCACGGGCAAAAACGTCATTACGTTGACGCCACTTGATGCGTCGCCGCTGATCGAGAAATACGTTGACTATGAGGTTTACAGTTTCGTCGCCGAACAAACCAGCGACGGGAGCGTGACCGCAACAGTGGTACCGCGCGACGGAACGCTTGCGACCCTGAAGGCATACAAAACGAATGGCGCGGCCCAAGCGGGGGCTGGCGACGTGGTGGCGGGGTCTCTCTATCTTGCCATCTACAATGATGCGCTCGACACGGCGGCGGGCGGGTTCGTGTTGAAATGATCATCCGCCCCGCTGAACCGGATGATCTCCCCGCTCTGCTAGAGATGGGGCGGGAATTCTTTGAATACTCTCCCAATAGCGCCTTTACGACATTTGACGAGAATTCACTAACCGCGACGCTGATAGGCCTTATGAGCGGCGCTCCTGTTGGGTGCGTGCTGGTAGCAGATGTTGCCGGCAAGGTGGCTGGGATGGCCGGATGCGTGGTTTTTCCGTTCTACGCCAACTTTAGTACGCTGATCGGGCAAGAGGTTTTTCTTTGGGTTAGTCCAGCACATCGCGGGGATGTCGGAGAGACCTTATTAGACGAGCTGGAAGACGTTGCAATGCGCAAGGGCGCGAAGGTGTTCATCAACGCGAATATCGCTGGCGAGCGCGATAAGGCGTTCGCGCGATATTATCGCCGCCGCGGCTGTGTCCCCGCCGAGCAAACGCACATAAAG